TTCTCCGTTTAAATATCTTTCAACCATTTCGTGAACCATTGTTCCTTCTTCGGCTGCTTTTTTAACAATATATTCGGCTGAATAACCTACTTTTTTTAACCAATCTTCAAAAAATTTACCTTTTGGATAGTAACCTAAAACATAAGTTACTGAAGGATAATAATTACCGTTTCGTCTGTAATAACGAGAATCTGGTAATGTTACTTGTTTGTGGTCGTCTGAAATTTCCAGGATTCTATTATAAGAATGTTTGATTTCTGTCATAAGAATAATTTTTTCTCTAATAAACTAGAGAATGTTAGTGGGTATGTTTCTTGTATTAAATTAGTGAAATTCTTAAAACCCATTTCACTTGGGTCCTTATCCTGCATGTCTACAAGATAAACTTCTTTGCCTTCATTCATTAAGCGCTCACAAAAACTTAATGCTTGTTTTTGAGCGTCTTTATCTAAAGCAATATATATTTTTTCAACGCTTGACATTACAATCTTCTTCATCAAGTTAGATTGTATATTTTTGCCTAAAAGCGGGATAGCATTTCTTTTAATGGCTATGGCATCAAATGGTCCTTCACACAATATAAACGGTATTTCCCAATTAATAAACAACTCAAAAGGTATTATATTACGTGATACTGAAGGATTTCTATATTTTACTGATGGTTCTTTTTCAAATGATCTTCCAGTGAAATAATTCAAATTACCATTTTCATCATACGAGGGAATAATAACCATTTTAGCATATCTTCCTGTTTCACAGTAACCAATATTGTATTTAACAATATCTTCCTCATTTATGTTTCTGGATTTTAAGTAAGTTAAAGCATGTCTTCCTAAAATATCTGTTTTAGATACATTTAAAAGTGATTTAAATTCTTTAGGTAATGATACTTTTTCTTCAACTACTACTTCTTTATCATTAAATTCAGTTTTAACAATGGATCTTAACTCAGCCATTGTATTTGAAGGCACTTGAATGTGTTTAAATATTTGATATATTTTTTTACCTTTACGGTCACAAGCCCAACAATGCCAAGGGTTTTCTCCCTTTTTATTTTCAGTAAAATTAATTTCTAATTTAGATTTGTGGTGATTACAAAATGGACAATGATAAGCATAATTACCTCGGGCAGTGGATTTACCACTACCTAGTACAGAATTAACTAAAGCTATCAGAGTTTGATTGAGCATAACCTAAATTTAATAAAAAAAGCTTGGAATACCAAGCTTAAGTTATTTTATTTCATTTTTTCAATTTTTTCTTTAGCTGCTTTTTTCTTTTCGTCAATTTCAGCTTTAGATTTTCTAAATTCTTCCATTGCTGATTTAACTTCTTCAAGCTGTTTTTCATATTCCATAAGAGCTTCGTTGGCATGTCGTTTTGCCTCAGATAAATTTTTATAAACACCTATAGTATTTTCTTTTAGAATTTCATCAAATACGGTAGATTCTTTTACCATATCCTCTTTAGTCTTATTTTTACCAGCTTTTTCAACTACATAAAATTTACCAATTTCGTCTACTGGAGAGTATTCTTCCTTGGTAATGTTTTCTAATTCTTCTTTAATAAGTTGTTTTAAATCAGATAGTTTCATATGTTATAAATATTATAAGAAATCCTTAGAGAAAAATTTTCCAAGAATATTATCATTAAAATATTTTTCAGGGTGTTCTAATACACCTGCCTGAAATAAGTACTTACATTCATAGTAAGTAAGGAGTTTTTTATTAGGAACCAATTCTAAAATCTCACGGGTAAAGTCCTCTTGTTTACCATCCTTTATGAATTCTAAAATTGGTTTAGCAGAGCCGTAATAAGTTTTCCAGTCAGATTCTTTTTGTACAACTTTTTTGGTTGGTTTTCTTCCTGGTCCTGTTTGTTCTGCTAGTTCCTTTTTAGTTAAAGCTTTTTTCACATTGTGATAAAGCGATTTTTTACCAATATAAGATTTACCCGTAGGTACGTGGGTTACAACGTATATGAAACCGAATGTATCGGTAGGCATATCCTCTATTGAATTTATAACTTTTTGTTTATATAACCAGTTATTCATTTTTTATCTATCTATATTAATTAAGATTGTTGTGTCTGTTGTTGGAGATGAAGGAACAGGTTGTGCTAATTTTCCTACAGCTAATAAGTTTTGATCTTCATCATATAAACCTACTGTTGTAATATAAGGTCCAAATTCAGGACTAGTAGCAAAACTATAAACAGTGCCATCTGAGCCTGATTGTATACTTGGGTTTAATGTGGCATTGAATTCATTTTCTCTTAAAGTACATTTATATTGTGTTTCAAAAATTGTAAGTGAAGAAGAGAATGAAACTGTTACATTAGAAGCAGTTACAAAATTTAATAAGAAAGAAGCATCAGTACCACCACCATAAGTGGAAGAACCATATGTTCCTGATCCATAAGCACTTGTTCCTCCAACAACACCATCACTTGTTATAACAGCTATACCATGAGGATAAAATATATTACCGCATATGTAATTATTGTATAATAAATTACCTTGTCCATCATCTGTTATAGTACCACTAGGGGCAATCATTATGAATGAATTAGGTTGTATGTAATTTCCGTATAAACGAGAAGGTATTGATATAACTCCTACTGTAGAATTAGATGCTGTAGGAAAATATTTAGCAAAAGTTAAATCAGTTTGTAAGTAATTAAAAAATTTACCTGCTGAAGAAGCTGATCCTGAAAGGACATCTCCTGAAGGATCTGATCCTGGGATTATGCTTGCTGAAGCATAAGGGGCTCCATAACTTGAAGAAGTATTTATATAATTAGAATAATATAATTCTTGAACTGAATTATAAATTAATCTTTGATATTGAGTAGATACTTGTCCTGTTATAGGATCTGTTGTTGGATCAAATAAAGTACCACTTAAGTTAGTTCCTAAAAATCTATCAATACTAACACTAGAACCTGTTAATTGATCAGCGCCTGTAAAAGTAAATGATTTATTTACCTCAAGAGGGGATACAATGATATCAGATGCTAGAAATTGTTTGAATACACCCATTCATTTTAGAAATCTAATTTAACACGAATTAATGCTTCTGAAGTAAAGTCTTTTTGTAATGGTCTTGATAATTTAGCTACAGCTAATAATTCATTAGCATCATTATATAAACCTACGGTTGTAATATATACTTGTGGATTATTAATAAATTGAGAATAAATTACTTCACCTGTTGAACCTGAAATAAATGATGGATTTTCAGAATAGTTAAATTCAGAACTTTGTGGTCTTACGAATACATAATCTGAAGTAATTGTTTCTTGTGAATTGATATAAAATGAAATACCACCACTAATTGCAGCAAATAATGAAGTCATTGGAGTAATATTTGGAGCAGATGTTGCTGGGGCTGAACCACTATATGCAAAAGCCATACCACCACTAATAGCAGGAGCAGCTAATGCTAATGGATTTAATAAAATAGTTCCAATATCTGGTAAGAACCAACCATATGATCCTGAATTGGATGAGTAACCATCACCTGTAGTAGTTGAACCTGTGTATCTAACACCTAATGAACCAGAGATTAATTGAAATACTCTCATTCCTCCTCCAGTATATGATACTGAAGAAACATAGTTACTATTATCAGTTAATGTAAGGTTTTTACTGCTTCCTGATAATGTTAATGATAATGAACCTAATAATAATGATTCTTTATATCTAGCTCTTTCAAACGAAATAGCATAAAATTCAGATGAAGAAATATTACCAAATACAAAATTAGTATTTTCATCACCTAATACTAAGTCTTGATATTGACCAAAAACTGTAGCTGTTGGAGATAATCCATTAACTAAATTATTATAATTTAAACTACCGCTACCATTAGCATTACCATAAGCAATAGCAAATTGAACTGCTGAACCTGACAATAATGAACTTGTTTGGTAAACATTATAGTAGTAAGCACCTGCTGCACTTGATGCTTGAGTAGAAGAAGTAAAGAAGGTAGTTAATTGTGGTGTATTAGTTGACCATAAAGTAGATGTGATTGAGTCACTACTTACTACAATATCTGATGGTTGAAATGCTTTAAATGACATGTTCTATAATTATACTTTTTGTAATTGGAATGGAATTGTTTGGGATGCACCACTATCTCTACCTACAATTTGTAAAGTAGCTTGTAATACTGTACCTGCTGTAGCGTTAGTTGGAAAAATAGCGTTTACTGTAGTACCTCTTAAATTTAATGAAGTACCAATAACTGTTTTAGATACTGTTGTACCAGTAGTTACAGTTGCTGTATTTAAAGCTTGTGCTTGTGGAGTATTAATACCTACACCTTCAAATGTAGAAACTAATCTAACATCAGAAATTGTAAATGTGTATCCTGATTGTTCTGATAAATTACCACCTGTATAGTTTAATGTTTGTGGTGTAATAATTTGTGAAGCACCTTGTTTTAAATTAATACTTGAAGGAACAGACAAAATAGGTAGTTTAGCTGTACCACGAGGTAAAGTAGTTAACTTATACTTCATAGTTTGAGTTTCATTAGGAAAGGCTTCAAGTAAAGGCATATTAATGATTGCTTGACCATAATATGCTGAGCCAGAAGGATTATTTGGATTATACAAAGTATAATCAATTTCATCATCTGCTAAAGCAAATTGTGTAATACGAAATGAACCATCATTTTGAGCTAGTAATTGACGACCTTTAGTTGTTAAAATAGCGT